TAATCACTAAGCAGTGGGATAGGCGGCGTTGCGTACCCGCTCCACACTTCCGCCGACAGAAAGAAAATATCAAACGTGCCTTGCCGGTCTACATAGTGCGCCTTGATCAGGTTGACTTGGGCCTCAGTCAGATTGCGGAAGCCAAGCGACAACGTTTGAGCCGTTCGGCGGTTGCCTCGCCTGAAACTGCTGACAACACCTGAAAGGCTGGTTTGAGTCGATTGTGGGATATTTCCAGGGCTGAACGTCCGGCTGGAAGGTAGGAGAGCGGGAAAAGTCATGGCTAGATAGGCACCGTTTCCAGCTCAATACTTACGTTGTAGCGGAGAGGCGAAGAGATCCCCACTTCAAATGCGCTGGCATATCTCCATTGATATTCCAAAGCACTTACCGGCGGCGTGCTGTAACCGCTCCAAACAGCAGACGGCAAATCAAAAGCGATGATGCTTCCTTGCTGGGTTTCGTAATGATCCAGAATCAGCTGCACTTCTGATTCGGTCAAATACTCATAACCCAAGGTCAAACGCTGCGAAACCCTGTCGCTGCCTTGAATAAATCGAACGTCGCCGCCGCTTGCGCCAGTGTGGACCAGTTGCGGGTAATCACCGACCAGCCATGCACGGCTTGTAGGTTCTAGCGAGGGGAAAGTGGCCATCAGATCGCCTCAAACGTGCCGTTGACAACCTCGTCACTAATTCTGGCGACATTGCTGCCGTCAACGGGAAAGTGCATTGCGCTGATTGTGCTTGTACCGTCGCTTTCGTGTTTGATGTCCGTGATTTGATACCAGTCAATTTCAGTGCGGTTGTCGCCTTTACTGCTGATGCGCTGTCTTTGGACCTTGATGATCTGAGTCGGAAGCAAATTATTTGTCAGCAACGCCGTTGAAAAACTGATCGTATGAGTTGAGTATTTGCGCCGCGCCAATTCATATGCTCCATAAAAGTACGCGTGAGCACTGTTGGTGCAGAAATCAGTCATATCGAATTGAATTGTTGGCGCGTTGTTATCAGTGCTGGGATAGCGAACAGTGAGCGTCTGCTGCATTCCAATTATTGTCGGTTCAGATTCTCGCCAAAGCAGAGAAATATTGACTGCTCTGCGCTCATCTGCGTCGTCGTATTGCTTGCTGAAGCTGCCAGGCAGGATCTCAGCTTCAGTAAAAGTCGCAGCCGGGGTTAGGGCCGTCGTGTCAATCAAAAACAATCCGTCTAAAGGCAAAAGCGGTTGCAAGCTGTATCGCCCATTACCCGAAACAAACGACAGAAAAAAGAATGGTGCAGTTTTGCTAATGTATTCAATGACATTGACCGATTGATCAATCACTCCATTGAAGTGCATTAAATAGTTGGAGCCAAAAGCCGCAAGGTCTTCAAGGTTTGAGGTGTCTACAGGGGCGGCAATATCCGCAGTAGTAGCCCCATTGATCCGCTTGATCTGGGTGAACAGATACATCGCTAAATCAACGAACTGATTGCTCGCCCCAGTCGCATAGCTGCCGCCGACAAGTCCACCGCTGTAGAGATCGACGCTGATACCGTTTTCGTAGTACGCCGAGATTTGCCGGGTTGTCGTTGGGTATGAGCCTTGGCTCGGGGGGTCGTAGATGTCGCCTTCAATCTCCAAAAACGTAATATCTGAAAAAACAGTGAAATCAGCCGAAGCTGGCGGACTGGTCGGATCGGTATATGCGCTTAATGCATGCTCTTCTTGGATGCCGTCCAACGTTGTGTCTGTGGCTGGGTTCGATGGGTTGACCTGATTGTTGATCGTGCCATTTTCGTAATTAACAACGACCGGATCACTCACCCCAAGGAATGATGACCAATATGTAGGGGAAGGAGCGGAATAGCCGCTTGTCGGGGTCGCTTGGATTGTGCCGACTGCTCGACCTCCAACGGTCACACCGCCAGAAACAACAGTATTAAAAGCCCAAGTCGTAGTAGCAGGATTTAACCCAAGGAAAGAGTAGACCGTGCTCGAAACGTCTGCGCCTGTGAGGATATTTAGAAAGGTTGTATCCGTGCCGGCAAACTCCAGTGCCGTGTTGGTCGTGTCGCCAGATCCGCGAGTAATCTGCTTGTATTTCCAATAGTAATTAACGCCATCGGGGTATGATTGCACGCCTCCAGATGTGCCAATCAGCGGGCGCAGGTAGGAATATGTATTGAACCCGCAGAAGATGTTTCCGCTTGTAATTGGGCAGGTATTTGGGCTTGCCGCAAGTGTTGCCGCGCTTGCGTAGTAATGGGTGAGAGTGATATTTGCCGCATCGGGCAAAAGCATAATCGACTGGTTGCCGACCCAGGTTGTGTATTTGGCAGGGCTACTGATCATTTCCCCCTGTGAAATCACATAAAGAAAACTGCCAATAAAATCATTGGTCCCCGTCTTAATTAGTGACGGCTGCATCCAAGTTCCGCCAATATCATTTTCGCGCTTACAAAAGACAACGGGAACAGTGTCGCCTGCAGTGGCAACATTTTGCTGCTTGCCTAGATCGTTCTGCGTCTTTTTGCTCTTAGCCGGTGTCGCATCATTACGAACCGCCGTGCTGCCAACCTCTGCCTTTACCTGCGGTTGCGCGGTAGGTTTTGAAGAGAAGGCAGTCATTGGTTTTGCTCTCGATATTTAGCTAAGGCTTGTGCGAATTCCATTGGGGGGACAACAAAAGTCCCGCCATCAAAAAAAGTCACGCAGCAATCGTTTTCTAAGCGCTCGCCGTCCGCTGTTTCGCAGATCACCACGTCATCAACGATCTTCATTGTCACGCCTTGGTGCGTCCCATGATCGGCACATGTGACACTTAGGTTGACTCCAATGTATTGCTCGCTCATACGCCGATATTTCTGATCAGCATGTCTCCCGTAATTTTACGGGTTGGGACCTGCGGTTTCAATTTATTGATTGCTGGATTCACTTTCCAGCTAACCGCCTCATCACTGACACTTGCCCCTTCAATGCTGCCGATGTAACGGCTAATGAGTTGAGCGCTTGCCGCGTCAAAAGCATCCTCGCCTGCGTTTTGGATATAGAGGGAAGCTATCACAAGGTTGTCCGCCGCAACCGCTGCATCGGTTACGTCTATCAGGTCTCCGGTTGCTGCTGCGGTAATGCTCAGATCGTTAATACTGGACGCTAACGTAGACCCAAAACCATCAGCGTCAAAAGCCAGATACTCATAAACCCCAGTCGCGTTGGCATCGACGCTAAGAGTTTGCGCCACCTGATAGAAGTTTTGCCATTGCCTGGTAGGCGTGCGATTGCCGGAGCCATCGACGACACTCGTCCGGTCGGCGTAATACTCCAGAAAGCACATGATGTCAAAATCTGCCACTAGGTCAGCCCCAGCTGTGAGCGGACAGTGCCATCACGGCGCAGAATGTCCAAAGTCTGCTGCACACCTGCACGCACTGCTGCGGTCATGTCTTGCGTGGTGACAAAATTCTGGCCGTTCATTTGAGTCACTGGCCCGGTCTGAATGTTGACGCTTGCATTGGCCGGAGCGACAAAACCGCCCTCAGCAAAGCGGGGAATAACTCCAGGGCCGCGGACGCCTGACAAATAAGCAGCCGACGCTTTGCCCATCTTCGATGCCGGAATAATGTACTCAGGCTCTGCACCTTCCCCCACCATTGCCAAGGTTGGACCATTGACAACGCCGCCCTCAGCAAAACGTGGAATCTCAGCCCTTGGTAGCAAGGGGATTTGTGGCAGACGGAGCTGAGCCAAAGCCCGGTTTGCGGCTTTGATGATTCTGTTGATGCTGTCAACTACGCCATTGATTGCCGTGGCAATGCCTTGCAGCATGTTGTTAATCATGTTTTTGACAAAGCCCATCACAGCCTGAAATGGAGCTTTGATTGCTTGCCCGATTTGCTGAAAGACGCCGGTAAATGCCCCAATCAATGATTGGCCCAGATTGAGCATTGGATCAATAAAGATTGACTTGTAGATATTGAAAGCAGTTGTAAATACGGTTTTAATAATGTTGCCAATGGCTTGGAACACTTCGCCAATTTGATCTCGGAAGGCATAAAGCGCGACACCTGCGCCGGTCAGCAAAGCAATCCAGCCGACAGGGCCAGTAAA